TCAGAATGCACACTTGTTGTTGTAGAGGATGTGTGGAAGGGTGAAACAGTGGGTAAGGTAGATCAAATACTTGCTGCTGGTGAGGTTGATCCTGATCTGATTTAGGGTGTTACTGAGGATGTAGAGGGGCTACCAGTTTAGGTAGTTTGTCCAGGCTCGGGTATGTAGCTCACTAGTGGGTGGAGGGGCGCTATAGTAGGGATTGCTGGATAGCGAAGTGAGGTACTGGTGACGACTGGACATGCGCACACGAACAACGAGACTAAGTGTGCGCGGATTTGGAGAACTGTGTACTGTAGGCCCTATAGAGGCGACGGCGACTACAGATACGCAGTTCTCCTCCTCATCAACTTACTACACGGTAGGAGTGCATGATAGATGACCATGGCTTGCTCCTCGCAATCTTCAATGATCTTAAGGAAACTGAGTGGGTAGAACTTTGTCTAGTAACTAAAGACAAAAAGGGTGGTGAGACCAGATTTTTCCGCGATCCACTTGAATTACTCAAAGTTGCAGAAGATCAGGGAGATACTGTTCACTGCTTCTTTGGTGTAGCACCAAGGAAAAATAGGTCTGGTGTTGGAGAGAGTGTAGAACGCGCAGGCGTTATTTGGGCAGACTTTGATGCTAAGGACTTTGGTGATGACAAGCTCCAAGCACTTGCTGCAGCAGATCTACTAACACTACCACCATCGTACCTACTTGACTCTGGATATGGCTATCATGCATATTGGCTACTTAAAGAGTATGCTAATGCAGATAGCGTCTGTGAGGTTGTGGGAGCCGTAGGAGATGTTGCCGGAGGCGGTCACGTAAGTGATAGCCTCCGTCGTATGCGCATTCCAGGTACGTATAATATCAAGAAAGATGAACACGTATTATGCACAGTTATTAGTGCACGACCTGATCTTAGGTACGATCTTAAAGATATTCAAGTAGCTACAAAGATAACAACTAGTACTCGCAAAAGTATACTTACCGGCCTACCTGGGAAGGGTGCTAAAGATCGTACGCGCTCTGGTGTTGATTGGCAGGTAGCAACAGCATTAACACAGCTTGGCATGTCCAAGCAGGCAATGAAAGCTATCTGGGAAGAGCATGAGATTGGTGAGAAAACTAGAGAGGCTGGTTTACGATATTTAGATCGTACACTTACTGCAGCACAAGCCAGACAGAAGAAAAAAGAAGCCGGCAAAAAAGACCCTACAAAATACTATGCTGAGGAAGCAGACTGTTATTTTGTTGACGGTATAGGTAAGCAGGGCCTACATATGGTTTCAACTTTTGTGTACAAACCACTTAGGCTACTAGAAGGTACTAATGAGGACGTGTTTCTAGGTAACGTTCAAGCTGGTGGTACTGTATGGAAGGATATTCATCTACCTAAGAGCGCATTTATTCGCTTAGATGCACTTATGAGACATCTTGGACGTGCAAGTTGGCAATGGTTAGGTACTGATGTAGAAGTACGTTATCTTTTGCCATACTTAGTACAGCAATGGAAAGAATTAGGTAGCCCAAAAGCACTTGCAACTGAGGTACTTGGCAGGCACGGGGAGTATTGGATTGCACCAGAGTACACACTATCAGCAATTGAGGTTCTGGATATGTATACAGCACCTATAGTATACACTAGTCCAGGACGTGTTGCACCACGTGTTGCATACCCATTAGGTGCTAATAATGATCTTATGCAGCAGATATATGAATTGCTACCCAAGATCAACGAGCCGAGTGTTATTTGGCCTATCATTGGTTGGTTTATGGCGTCGCCATATAAACCTATACTGAATAACATACGTGTGTCATATCCACATCTATCTTTATATGGTACTACTGGTGCAGGCAAGACAGGTACACTTGAGGGCGCATTGATGCCTCTTATAGGCTATATGTCTCCAGCACGCTCAGAAGATTGTAGTACTACTCCATTTGTGCTACTCTCACTACTTGCATCTACGAATGCTATTCCTATTAGTCTTGCAGAGTTTAGACGATCATCACTAAAAGAGCAAGAGTGGCGTGCTTTGTTGCGTACTCTACTGCTTTCATATGATGTTGGTCATGATTCACGTGGGAGACCGTCACAAACAACAGTTGAATATCCATTACATGCACCGCTGGTACTTAGTGGAGAGGACGTAGTAGATGACCCCGCTGTGCAGCGACGCTCACTCATTGTTGGTATGACACCAAAAACTATTTCTACAGGTTCAGTAGAGTATCAAGCATATATGTCTTTGACTTCACTACCTCTAATTCAATTTGCTGCACCTTACATTCAGTACACTCTTACGCAAGATGAGATGACTATTAAAACACTATGGAATAGCGCACTTAAAGAGATTGTTGAGCTTATTCCAGAGGATACAGAAGAGCGTGTGCAGCGTAACTTTGCAACTGCGCTGTTTGGTGTACGTTCCTATGAAGCATTTATGCAGAGTCGTGGAGTAGCTATCACACCACAAGTTGCTGCGTGTGTGCTCGGGCCACTGACTGAGGTGCACATAGACGCTATGGGACGCGGGTATGTATTACTTGATAGTTTTGTGACAGACATCATCAATGAGGCAGCACGAGCAAGCACACAATTTGTCTACAACATGGACAATGAAACTGGTATACTTTGGCTTCACTTAACATCAGCATTGAAGTGGTGGCGAAAGGAAAGACTTATGCGAAGAGAAGCTGTACTTGATAGTGCAGCAATCAAGCGGCAGTTAAAAGAGAACACGCACGAGGTTCCTGATGATGGTAAGTACGTGCGGGCTGCTAAAAATCGTAACCACAGAGGCACAACGCACAGGATGTGGGGTTTGCATATCAAGACCTGTTTCGATCAGGGACTTGATGTACCAAATACATTGAATGTCTTTCAACAGATTGTCACATTCCAAGGAGGTTCAACACAATGAAAGGTTTGGCTGCTTATCTTGATGGTGACATTGATGCTTTTGTTGCAGTAGGTCGTGTGATGAGCTTGCGATTCCCTATTGAGCAGGTTTACCATGCGCAGTTTGGGCCTGATAGAGCTTGTGCAAAAACAGAGTTTGCAGAAGCACAGGCGAATTATCTAAATCGCAAGTTACAGCATATATCTCTCGATGCTAAACGTGCTGAGTATCTTGTTAGTGGTATAGGAGATGTAGTTGATAAGACCATTGTATTTATTCCACATAGAAACCTACTCATCGCTAGTGAAATTGCAAATTCAGCATATAGTGAGTGCAGCGGACTTGTCTTTGGGTGGCATGCTAACGAGTCTCTGTACCCAGACACAACAATCGAGTTCCAACGTGCGCTCGTCCGTGTGCTAAATATAAGTACTGAATCGCAGTTCACAGTACACCTACCTTTAATGATGTACACAGCAGAAGAGGTTGGAGAGATTGGTATTAAATTATTTGGTAATGGTCTTGCTAAGTTGACGTGGAGTTGTTCAGTAAGTGATGATGTTCACTGTGGTGAGTGTGCTGGTTGTCTATATAGACAACGAGTGTTTGGAAGTGGTGATCCAACAGAGTACTTAACACAGGGGGTAAGTGATGCAAATAGAGGTTAACGAACGAGAGTTGGCTACAATTCGGTGCGCACTTAGTTTGTATGAAGGTCTGCTACGTACTGAGGAAAGTGGTGCTAATCTAGTGAGGGCTCTGATTGACAGTAGTGGACAACTACGAGATAGATGGCTCTTGCGTGCAGTTGCTACAAAGGAGGTTCCATTTGGTGGTGTTTCAATGTCATCAGCAACTTCATTGTGGGAGCCACTAGACGGAGAGGAGGTGCATAACCTAGCAGTCAGACTAAATACAGTTGAATCGTTATCCTAGATGTACTTCAAATCAGAAGGAGGTAAGTGATGAGAAAAACGAGTTTACTCCCGCTTGAGCAACAGGCACTAAAAACCAGTTTAGAGCAATTTAATGTAGCGAGAGAGGAGGTGCTACAGGACATAAACAGTTTCATTGATGACAGTACCATTGTAGAACTCCAGGATGTACCAGCCTGGCATAAGTACAAATCTGGTCATGCTGACTTTCGAGATGCAATTGCTGTATGTGCTTCAAAACTAGAATCTCTTGACTATTTTCCCGATATGCATAGCATACTCAGAGAGTTACTAGTACACGCAACAATTTGGCTTGCGTGGCTAAAAGTCACTGATAAGCAAACAGTTATACTTAGTAAGCAAACAGTTATCAGTGATAGCTATTCTACATATGCTACGGTTGTTGTAGACAGCAAAGCGGTTTGTGACCCCACAGAAGCAGAGGTAGCCGAACAGATGCCTGTACTAGAAGCAGAGCAACCAGTTGCACCAGAGCGACATCCCGATGCTACTGGCCCAGCACCAAAGAAGCCTAAGCAAAGGTTGCTGCATAGGAAAAAGTAGTATGCAACCTAATTGTGATGCCTGCCCATTGAAGGGTGGTACTTTCGTACCACCCTCTGGGCCTGATAAAACAGAGATTGCTTTCTTGGGTGAAGCACCTGGATGGACAGAGATACGTGAGAAAAAACCATTTGTGGGTAAAAGTGGTCAATTACTGCGTGCAGCTATAACTGCATGTGGTCATGATCCAGAAGATATATACTTCACTAACACATGTAAGTGCAAACCTAAACAAGGTGCACCACCAGCTAAGGCTATTGAATGTTGTAGTGTAACCCTTAGAGATGAATTTCGTGAACATGGTGTAAAGTATGTTGCCGCATTAGGACTTACTGCACTAGCGGGCTTAGGCATCAAAGCAGGTAAGATGTCTGAGGAACACGGACATACAAGGAAATGGCATGATGACATACTCGTTATGCCCATAATTCACCCTGCTGGTGCACTATATAAACCTGCACGCTGGCCAGAGATTGCAGAAGATATAGAAGCGTTTCTAGCGGGTGGAGAGCAGTTCTGGCGCTTTATCTCTGAACCATTATTCAAAGGATACACAGTTACAAGAGCAATAGAGGATGTCTTACGCTTTCTATGGTGGTTAGGAGATCAGCCATTTGTATATTTTGATCTTGAGACCAGTGATCTAAAGGTACATGGTACACGAATTCTATGTATATCTTTCTCTTGTGGACCAAATCATGCTGTAGTCATACCGGAAGAAATCTTTAATAGTCCACAGGTTGGTAGGGCATTTTGTAGTGTTGTTAATAACTCACCATTGAAGTGGGGCGGTCATAACGCACAATATGATGTAATACGAACATTCACCCATAAATGGCACGCACGTCCGTACATCTCAGAAGATACAATGGTGCAACATTACTGTCTTGATGAAAGAACTACAGGTCATGGATTAAAAGAGCTTGCTATGAAGCTACTACGTGTACCAGATTGGGAAGCAGATATAAAGCAATGGGTCAAAAATCCTGAAACTGATTCATATGCAACTGTACCAAAAGAGATTTTGTATGGTTACAATGCTAGAGACACTGTGTATGGTTATAGATTACATCAGCTACTGAGACCTAAAGTAGCAGCAGAGTCTGATTTAGAGAAGCTTTACACAGAGCTGATGATTCCAGCTACAAACGCACTTGTTGATCTTACTGTACATGGCACAAAAGTAGATCTAACACGTATCTACGACATACGGGATATGGCAGAGGACGCTCTTGTTGATGATGAGTACGTCATGCAAAAACTATTAGGTGATACCTCTTTTAACCCACGCTCACCAAAGCAGGTAAGCAATTGGCTGTATGAGAAATACGGCGCACCACCGTTCTCAAAGGCAAAACCTGTTCCACTTGATGAGCAGGAAGATGCATTAGCTGTACCATATGGTAGGAGTGATAAGACTACAGCAGTAGATCAATTAGAACGTATAGCCTATTGGAAATACCCTGGTGCAGAGTTTGCAGCATTAATGATGCAATACCGAAAAAACCATCAGTTGGTGTATACTTATCTACAGAACTTTGTACCGGAATCTGATGGTCGCATACACCCAGGATACTTACTTTGGAGTGCAGTCACCGGACGCCTATCTAGTAGTAGACCAAATGTTCTTAACATGACACGTAAGGGACCATTACGTAGTGTTATAGTACCAGAGGAAGGAAACATACTGCTGTCTGTAGATTACCGTCAGGCAGAACTACGTGTACTTGGTGCGCTTGCAAAATCAGAGAGACTTATTCAGCTATTTCGTGATGGCTTTGATCCACATAACTATGTTGGTGAAGAGGTGTATGGAAAATCGTATAATCCATCTGAACATAGAGTTGGTATAAAGAGTGTCAACTTTGGTGTAGCTTATGGTAGAGGTCGTCAGAGTATTGCAGATGCATTGAGTTGCACACTACAGGAAGCCGGACGTGTGCAGACTATGGTGTTACAGCTACTTAATGTTGATCCGTGGATGCAGGAACAGTATAGATTAGCTAAGACACAACAATACGTATCTACACCAACAGGGCGTAGACGCAGGTTTCCACTTATTTTAGATTCTAACTGGAATAGGATCAAACGAATGGCAGTTAATTCCCCTGTGCAAGGAACAAGTTCTGATTTATGCTTGCTGTCAATGATTGAAGTAAACAAGAAGATACCAGGATTTGGTGGTGCTGTACTCTACCCTATACATGATGCTCTCTTGGTTGAGGTTCCGGAAGAGAACAAGATAGAATGTGCTCGTATGATTGTTAGGGAGATGTCTACTGTACCAGAGAGAGTGTTCGAGCCGGACACATTCTATCCGGCAGTTGAGATTACTGAAGGACACACCTATGCAAAGGAGGATATGAAGGTACTTGTACTAGATAACTACGACTGAAGAGTAGAATGGTGAGAAAGGAGTAGGGTGGAAACTACGCACGGATATGTGTTCGGCGAAACCGCTGAGGAGGAACGGGACAGGTTAGACGAGGAGAATGATAGATTGCTGACACTGATTGGACAGCTACGCCAGCGCATGGCGGAGCTGGAGGCGACGAACGCCGACTTGGAGGCGGAGTACGAACTGGTACGTGACAACCTCATGGACGCACTCGCACAGATTCGAGCACTGCAGGATGATGCCACCTTGGGCAAGTTGGTGCGACGGATGCACGTCGGTTGGGCACTCCATTGTGATTATACCACACCCGAAGCTTTAACTTGTTGGATTCTTTGTGATGAGGAGCGAGATATTCCACTCTCTTCTGAATGCGACACGCCCGAGACTGCACTGAAAGAGGTGCTAGGAAAAAAAGCGAAATAACACTATTGAGGAAAAAGAGGAGGTCTAACTATGTATGCGTGGGGAAGTTTGGTTTGTATGTTCATAGCAGGTTGGCTTGCTCGTAGTACATTTCAATTGTACAGAGAAAGTCATGGTAAAGACCAAGCTGAGCTAGAAACTACACTTTGCATAATTTTGTGGGGCGTGAGTACATGTAGTTGTATAGGTATTGCTTTGGTGTCGAGTAAGTAAATGAGACTACTTTGCTTTGATCCTGGAGATACCACAGGTTGGGCTTACTTTGAGGATGGTGAAATTATTGGTGGCGCTTTTCCCTTATGGGCACGAGTGGATGAGATGATTAACGAATTCAAACCTGATGTAATTGTGTTTGAAGCTTTCTACCTAGCATCTAAAGCTGCACGGCATCTTATAGGAAGCTCCATACCAACCATAGAGGTAATTGGTGTGATTAAGTTCCTTGCAAAAACATCCGGGATTAAATATGTATCACAACCACCATACATGCGTGCAGGAATATCTTTGAGAAGAGTTAGAGGTTTGGGTACGCACTCACGTGATGCTGCACGGCACGGTATACGCTATCTCATAAGAGAAGGTGATTCTGCTCCATACGCACACTATAGAAAAGAAAGAGAGGAAAGATAATGAAGCTATGGTGCCACTTGGGTTTGCACAGTGAGGCTCTTAGTGCTTAACATTTCACAAGGTCGTCGTACCACTAAGTCGCAGATAAGTTTAGTGGTTGAGGGTTGGGAGCATCTACCATATAAATTTCGCATGTATGTTGAGAGTATCCCAGGTGTACGTACTCAGCAGGATATTGTGTACCTACCTAGAGAACCACGCATGTTAGAGCTCCTACTAGAGGATTATAAAGACAAATTTACACTCTCTAATGGTGTGCGTACTTGGTACAATGAGATACTAAAGACAGAAGCCGCTCAAGTATCTCGTACAAAATTAGATGATATTGATATACCAGAGACAGACACACGACTTCGACCATACCAACGTGTGGGTGTCAATTTCATACTACGTAACCGGCGGTGCATCCTTGCTGATGATATTGGTCTGGGTAAAACAGCGCAAGCTATTGAAGCTATTGAGCACTCTGCAGCAAACACGCGCATACTTGTGGTGTGCCCAAACACAAGTAAGTGGTGGTGGAAAGATGAAATAGAGAAATGGTATCCAGGACAAGCGCGTATCGTAGTAGAAGCTAAGACACGCGCAGCGAATGTTGAGCAGTATAAGAAACAAGATGGTTTTCTTATTATCAATTGGGCACTTGTGCGCCTTATGCCCTACCTAAAGCAGCGTTCGTGGAATTGGGTAATAGCTGATGAAGCACATCGTTTATCAAACAGAACAACGCAAAGGTGGGTACATTTTAAACAGCTAAGAACACAACGCTTGCTGTTTCTCACTGGAACACCTGTTCATAATAGTCCTGCAGACCTTTGGGCTTTATTACATCTACTGTTTCCTGACAAATACACGTCCTACTGGCGCTTTTATGAGATGTATGTGAACTACAAAGAGGACTGGCATGGTTATAAGAAGATAGATCGTGCTGATCCAATACGTAACAAGAGTCTACTGCAACGAGAAGTTGCACCCATAATGCTACAGCGAAAAAAAGAGGACTTTCGCAATACGCTACCACCGCAAAATAAGGTTATACCTATACCGCTCACACCAGTACAAGCACGCATGTATCGCACTATGGCTAAAGAGATGTATGCTTTATTAGAGGACGGTACAGAGGTGGAAGTGTTTGATGTTGGTCCGCAGATCACACGACTAAGGCAGATTGTTAGTACAACAGCAACTCTACAAACAACAGACTTCTCATCAAAACTTGATGCTGCAGAGGATATCATACTAGATGCACCAAATGAGCAGTTTGTTGTCTTTACTCTCTTCCGTGCTACAGTGCTTGCACTGCAGGCACGACTCAAAAGTCATGATGTTACATGTGAGGTTATTCTTGGAGGTCAATCAGCAGAGAAAAGACACAGTATAATCACTAAGTTTCAAAGTAATGAGATACGTGTCATTGTCTCAACTGTACAAGCGGGTGGTGAGTCAATTACACTAACAGCAGCACATCAAGTGTTGTTTATAGAGAAACATTTCTCACACATTGTGCAGCAACAAGCAATAGGACGTGTTGATCGCTTTGGGCAGACCACACAGTGCCAGGTTACATCGTTTTTCTGTCCACATACAGTAGATAAATTAGTTTTC